ACCGGGTCCTGCAGGATCTAGTATAAATCCAGAAACTCAACAAAAATTAGAATCATTTGGTATGCCTTTGTTTGCTAATCAAGGAGGAATAGCCTCTTTAATGACACAAAGAAAAAAACCTAAACAGATGGTGGTGTAATGGCCTATAAAGGTTCACAAACTCAACGCAGTAGAGTTGTAGGTTTATCTCAAGCAGGTAATGAAGCTGCTAGTGATGCTAGACTTGATAATTTTATTGATAGAAATCAAAATTTAAAAGATCAATCTGCAAGTGTTAATTCTATTTTGCAAGATATGCCCAAAAAAAATGCAGATTTTGTTAGAAGACAGCTAGAAAAAACTGGAGGTAAAAGATTAAACGAAGCTGCAAAATCAATGCTTTCTTTTTATACAGATGAAAGACCCGAATATTCAAGACAAATGAATAGATTAAGAACTTCTTCCCCTGCTATGGAGGCAGCTTATGCACGAAAATTTCCTCTTACAAACTTTGCAATGAATGCTCCTGCAAACTTTGTTAAAAATACTCTTGGAGGAAAGATAATATCAAGTATTGGAGGAAGAATAAAAGATACAGTAAGCACTGGTGTTGGTACATTAAAAGATAAAATAGCTAATGTTATTAACCCTAAGTTTGAAGACCCTTATCCAAAAGCATCAAGTAGTTATGATTATGATAATTTAAACATTGAAGGATATCCTGATGAAATACAAAGAAGATTACAAGTAGGGCCAATTAGTGAAGAGGATACATCTGAAACTAACATTGAAGCAATAAAAGATGAAAAAACTTCTTATAAAAATACTAAATTACAAAATGCTCAAGATACTTTTACTTTTTATAATACATTAAATAATCCAACTAATGTGTTACCACCTAATTTTGCACAAACTTTTGAAAAATTAAAAGACACAAATCAACTTACATCAGGTGATTTTATGAAAGCTAATCAATTATTAAGAGATATTGTGCCAACACAACAAGCTTTTCCACCAATGATAAATGCACAAAATACAGGGATTAACCAAGTTCTTCCTAAAGAAATTCAAACAGCTAATTTGTTTGGTAATTTTCAACCTAATATTGCACCTATTGTAGATCAAGTTAATGAGTATCGAGAAATTTTAGATGATGGTAAAGGAATAGATTTAGATTTAAAAAATAGAGGTGTTTCTTATTCGCAACCACTCTTTGGTGGAACGCTGACCGGGGAAATAAGTGATGTGGGGGGAGATAATCCAACAGCAGGATTATTCTTTAATAAGTTAATCTAATGGAAAATAGTCTTAAAAACATTATTTGGTTCGGCTTAATACTCGTAGCTGCCGGGGCAACTTATGGAATGATGTCAACAAGATTACAAGCAGTCGAGTCAAAACAAACCCAACTAGAAGCAATAATATTACAAGACATACCAGAAATAAAAGAGCGAGTAATAAGATTAGAGATATTGCTTGAAAGAGCATTAACAAACTAATCTTTATTTTCATATCTTTTATTTAAAATCTTTTTAACTCTTTCCCAATTTATTCTATCTCTTAATTGTTTAGGGCTCATAGGGTCGCGTAACGCGACCTTATCTAATTGAATTGATCTTAAAATTAATCTTTCATGTAAAGTTTTTTTCATTTCTTCACCTTTCTTACATTAATCATTAATCCAAGTTTAGTCATATTATAAGAAACTTTTATTTTTTGATTAGGTTTAATATCTCTGCTTTCTAATTCAATTAACCTATCTGTTTCTTTTTTTAATAAATTTTTATATTTATTTTCCATAACTAAGCTCCCATTAATTGTGATGTTGAGATAAAGTAATGTTGTATCTTTCTTGTTCTACAATCCCAAGTGTCAAATACTGTTTGTTTATCTACAAAAACTAAATGACGAGATACAGCTACAAGAGCAGATTTATTAAATTCCCAATTACGAATTGAGATAGTTCTTTTATTTTTATCTCTAGGAGTTTTTTGTTTTATCCACCCATGTTCAGCTAAAAATATTTCATAGGTTTGACGATGATTAGGAAACATACCTGTAGTCTTAGATAGTTCACATAAATCTTCCCAAACTTTTTGATAAGGTAATTTTGTAGCTAGAGTACATGCTCTTATAACGCAATCCCCTAAGTTAGATTTTTTTTGAAATGGAGTATTTGATCTTCCTCCATCGTGAAATTTATATTTCATTATTTTCCTTTCTTTTAAATATTATACTATATTATATTATATAATATTAAAGTCAAGAAAATTTTTAAACAGCATCTCCCCACGATTTTCCTACATCGCAATCAACTTTACTTGGAACTGTTAATTTTACAGCATTTTCCATTATTGAGATAATTTTATTTTTTGTTTCTTCAGAGCCGTCAAAGCTTAAAGTGAGCTCATCATGAATTTGTATTAAAGGAGTCAAACCTTCTTTGTGTAATTCTATCATTGCTTGTTTTGTTTGATCAGCAGCAGAACCTTGTATTAATCTGTTTAAGGCTTTGTATGTTCCTGCAGGTTTTAAATGATGATGCTTTCCATATTTTAATTTTGCTTGCTCTTTTGGGAGTGCTTTAAATACGCCAAAGGTGGTTGGTTCCCACAATTCAAATCTACATTTTCTTCCCTTGAGTGTTGTGACATAACCTTCACTGTTGGCGTAATTTGTTACCGTTGTCGCTAAATCTTTAACGAAAGGTACTTTATTATTGTACTCCTTTAAGATCTCCCTTGCAACATCAACATCTACTTGCAGTTCATTAGAAAGTTTATTAACACCCATTCCATAAAACAATCCTAAGTTAATAGTTTTGGCTTGATCCCTTTCGATCTTAGCTATTTCTGCTACTATATTGTGAAAATCTGCTTTAGGATTTTTTGTATATTCTTCTACAATTTTTTCAGATCCTTCACATCCAAGAGCAAATGCATAGTGTGACGCGATCCGTGGTTCTTGTTGACTATAGTCAAAAGATCCCCATGTCTCACCCTCTTCTGGTAAAAATAAACCTCTTATTTTTCTCTTAATTTCTTTATTACGGGAAGGTAGTTGTTGTAAATTTGGATTAGAATAACTTAAACGACCTGTTAAAGTACCTGATTCTCCATCACGCATTTGATGAATACNTGCATGAACTCTTCCTGTCTTACCATGTTTTAAAATTGTATCTAAAAATGTTGATTGAACTTTATTATATTCTCTAGCACTCTGTATTTTTTTAGCAATTGGATGAGAATGATTAAGTAAAAAATCTTTTGTAAAACTAGGTGAATTAGTTTTCTCTGTTCTTGGATATTTTATTTTGAGTTTATCAAAAACTTTCGCCACACTTGCTGCAGCCCAAACATCAACTGCAATACCCGTGTCTGCCAATACACTATCCAATATCTTCTTTTCTGTATCCTTAAAACTTTTTTTATAACTTTGTGCTTTTTGAACATCAACCTTTACTCCTTTTTTAATCATATTAAATATTATGGGCAACAAACTCATTTCTAAATTATAGACATCTTTAAGACTTTCTTTTTCAATTATAGGTATCATGTGATGATATAATCTTAATGTTAAGTCAGCATCTTGTTCAGCGTATGAGCCAACAAAAATAGCTGGTAGTTTATACATTTCACTTTTTGGATTTACGCCAAACTCAGTAGCAGCTTGCTTTAATATGTTTTCATCTTTCCATTCATTCAACATATCTTTTCCTACAGCATTTAAAGCATAAGAAAATTTATTTTCATTTATTATAGGAGCCATTATCATTGTGTCTACTATTGGCCCATTTACTTCAATACCTTCTGCATGAAGCCATCCTAAATCATAAAGAGCATTGTGAGCTACTTTTATAGCATCTGTTTTCATTAATTTTGTAAACCAATTAATGACTCTTCTTCTATCCCAATTAAAACCATTTTCGTGTCTTATGGGATAATAACCTTTCCATCCATCAACAGCCACAGCAATGCCTATTATATGCCCTTGTTTTGTTGTCCAACCTGGACCACTGTTTTTTAATTCTGGATCATAAGTTTCTAAATCAAAAGCAATAACTTTTGCATCAAAAATGTTAGGTAATTCATGTGGAGGAATCCATTCTGGTTTTGGTTGAAAAAAATTTGTTTCTGTAACATTAGCCATTTTTACCCTTTCGTTGAACTATTTCACCAGCTATGCTTGCATATGCAGCTAAATCAACAAAGCTATCTTTTTTAGAGGAATGCATAATTCTAGCTATTTTTACTAAACCCATCATGATAGCAACTTGCTCTGGTTCTATTTTTATTTCTAGAAAAATAGACCATAAATCAGCTATGCGCTGATGATTTTTAAGTTTATCTCCGTAATCTTTATTCCTTTCTCCGCCTATGAGATCTGATGCCTCTTGTAATATTTCTTTAGATATCATCTTTCATCACCATACATTCTATAACCTTCTTGTTTCTGAGCCTCTACAATATACAAATTTTGTTTTGCTCTTGTAACAGCTACATAAAATACCCGGTGTTCATCATCGGGATCTTTTGTGTAAGACTTATAAACTAATTTACCTAAATCTAAAAGAACAACTACATTATCACACTCTCCACCTTTAGCTTGATGAATTGTTGATACTCTTATTCTTGGTTCTTTACTAAAATCTTCACCAAGATCTTTAAGTCTTCTTAAATAAACAATCTCATAAGCATCTATGTTATCTAAAACATCATACCAATTACCATCAGATAACAGTCCATGATTTTTTTTAAGGTCATCAAGACTTAATAAAGAATCTTCATTTAAACCTTTAAAAGATTTGCCTCCTCTTTTGATACCAATACCATTTTTCTTTTTCTCAGATTTAATTTTTGAATATAGTGTTGATGTTTGTTTTAAACTTATTAATTCACCTTGTTGTAATTTTTCCCAAATATCTATAGCATCAATTATGGTTCGTGATACGGGTCTATGTTCTCCTCTTCCATACCAATAACCTAAATCTTTAAGTGTATCTTCTATAATTTCATTTCTAATTTTTTTCGTTCTTCCTAAAATTAACCAATTACCTTTAGATATATTTATGTGTTTAAGAGCTGCAACTCTATAAATTTTACCCTCTTCTTCTTTAGGTTCCCAAATCTTAGGTCTTCTTTTTCTTATGTGACTAATAATAAAATTTGCTAATTTATAAATTCTTTTTGGACATCTATAAGATTTATTTAAAACAGTAACATCACCTTTTAAATTAATAAATTTATCGATATCTGCACCAGACCACCTAAAAATAGCTTGATCATCATCCCCGGCAATGTAAACTTCTTTGCTTGTTTTAATAAGTTTATCAACCATGTTGTATTGAATACGTGGCATGTCTTGTGCTTCATCAATAAAGAGCACATCAAAGTGTGTTGAAAATGTGTCATTTGTGTAATCAACAATCATGTCAGTAAAATCAAACACATCATTATTTTTTTTATATTCTTTTATTGATCTATCAATATAATCCAATCTCTCCCACTTTATTGATTGCTCATCATTATAAAAATCAAATGCTTTTTTAAGAGAAATATCTTTTAAACGAGCTAAATTAATTAAATTAGCATAACGATAATTTGTATTTGTATAAATAGATTGATCGTTATTATCAAAAACTAAATTAAAACCAATTTTTTGAGAAAGTTCTTTCCAATGTTTTGATTTCATTAACTTACTTTCATCTTGTGGAAGATGGCTTAAAGCAAAACTATGTAACGTACGAAAATGAACTAAATCATCTTTACTAGCTTGGAACTTTTCTCTGGCTCTGTCTCTGGCTTCGTAAGCAGCTTTTTTGGAAAAAGAGAAA